ACAGCTCACCTTGCTTCACAGTTAAGCACAGCAAAAGCAGATTCACTAGAAAGAATCTACAGTTCCGACGGTGTTAATATCCCATCCGAGCCAAAATTTATAAAGCCAAACATATCAATGTTCTTTGAAGTTGTGCCTGTTATTGAAAAAACTGAAGAAGTGGAATTGGGAACCGGCGGCGATAAAAAGTGGGATATGAATTTTAAAGTTAAAAAAGTTGCGGCCAGCGACGGTCTTAAGGTGGACAATTCAATTTTAAGAGTTCACATATACGATGAAGAGTCAGTATCAAATCCAACTGCTTTGACAATGGGATCAGGTGTTTATGAAGGAACCACAGGAGAGCTGATTGGCGGAAATGAACTTGCCATGAAAGATTTTGGCGGTGACTTTGATGAAAAGATTGTAAAAGTTACAGATAGTGAGCAGGTTACTAAGTTTATAAGCAATATGAGTTTTGGGGAGGTCAAACAATTTTTAAAAAGAGCATATCCAAGCATAACATACGGAGCATCAACAGGCACAGTTAACTCAATACAGGTTAATGGAAACACTTCAGGTCAGCTCTCTGATGTGCTCATGGCTGAAGCATATGGGCAAAACTTAAAAAGCCAGACAGATTCTAATGAACCACCTTCAAACTTTGAGGAAGTAATGATGTTTCCTGGGTCAATTACTGTAAATATGATGGGAATGCCGTTAATATTTATGGGAGAGAACATATTCATAGACTTCAATACAGACACATCCCTTGATAACCTTTACATTGTAAAGTCAGTTAATCATAGCTTGGGAGCAGGAAAATTTACGACAAGCGTAGATTTAGTATCTGCAAACCAAGGTGCTGTGAAGTCGTTTAGAAATAATCTCATTAAAAAGACAAGGCAGATCATTGAGGGCGAAGATCAAGGACCAGGATAATAGTGAAAAGCTTAAGCTAGGTTATAGCGTCAAAAATCCGAACAAAATAAAAGTTAATGCACATTATGTCCCAACAGGGGTTGATGTAGACATTGCTGTAAATCCAAAATCAGATCAAGAAGTATCGATATCTGAAATAAACACTGTAAGAGAAATATCAAAATTAGAGAAAATAAAGACATGCTCAGAGTATTTTGCATCTATTTCTAGTCACTTGAATGTAAGAGATAATGACATTATTAGGTGGGATCTTATCGCAGGAAAAGAGAAATCAAAAGAGTATTTTGAGTACATCAAGAGGCAGCTCCAGTACAGTCAGAATTTATTCACATCTTACTACTACGGGTTATATCAAGAAAGGGTTTTGCTGTACAAGGATTTGTCTTCTGTGCTTCTTAATGATAAGGTTTTGGAAGCACCCACGTATAATCACGCATCAGTCACAGGAAGAACAAGTATAACGTCAGGGACAAACTTTTTGACAATGTCAAAAGATAAAAGGCGAATGCTTCGATCTGTTAAAAAAGATCACACGCTTGTTGAGATTGACTTAAAATCATGCGAACCTAACTTCTACTTAAAAGCGCTAGGAAGGACAGTCGCTTGTAGCGATGTGTACCAAGATGTTGCAGATAAATTAGGATTAAAAATAAATGATCGGGCAAGATTTAAGAGAGGCATACTTTCTGTCCTTTATGGTGCAAAAGACTCAACATCAAAGAATATGTTAAAGTGTACGTTTACTGATTTAAAAAAGATAAAAGAATATTTTCAGATAGATTCATTTAAAAGTTATCTTGAAGATGAGTTTAAAAAAAATGGTGTGATATACAACTATTATGGCAGGCCTATATGTTTTGACAATAGCCTGGTCAACTATTGGATCCAATCATCATCAGTTGATTTTTGTAGTTTTGCATTTGCCGGTCTTATTAAAGATTTCAACTTGGATCCCTGCTTCTTTGTTCACGATAGTATGACAATATCTGTACATAATAATGACATTGATAAGATTAAAGAGCTAAATCATGTGTACGATAAGCATTCAAACATGACAATTCCTGTTGAAGTTTCTGTACCTTCTTTATAGTTATTACTATGAGAAAGAAAGAAAAGTTATCTGAACTCTATGGTCCTGGCGGAAATTTTACGTATGGAAAAGATTTAGGGTATGCAGGAGCAGACTCAGGTTACTCTTCTTATCTTTCACATAAAAAGTTTCCTGTTGATTATTTTGACACAGAAGAGGAAGAGGAAGAAATTGTGGATGGTGACATACTGAGAAAGAGGGAGCGAGGAATTAGCGGTTACGAGCTTGAAAAAACTTTAGCTGCAGTTAATGAAGAGTATGAGTATCTAGATAGCGCTGCAAACGTTTTAAAGTACGGGGGTCGCGCTCTTAAGTCTGGAACAAAAGCAGCGCTTCTCTCTGTACCTGTCCTAGATGCTATAGCGGGCAGTATTTATCTAACGTCGGGAATTTTAAGATTTAGAAAAGTATCTAATGATGTGATTAAATACCTAGACGTTCCTGAAGATTCTTTTGCACAAGCTCTTGGTGCTAATAGCGAAGCTGAATGGGATATGATCATACAGCGCGTATCAATGACAAACTTAAGTGACAGAGCACAACTAGAGATAGGATTCAATGATCTGTTATTCAATATTAAATCTTTTATAGTTACTCTTTTTCAGGCTTATGATAGCCTCATTGCAGCGCCAGCAGCTGCTGCTGCAGGAGGAGTATCATTAGGCGCAGGAACAGTTGCAGTTGAAGGAGGCGTTAATATTGTCTCTTCTTTTGGGGGATTTCTTGCTGAGATGGTTCCCGCAGAAAGGCTCATTTTTGAGTTGATCACAAAATATCACGCAGTTGTTGAACAGCTTTTTAGCTTAGTAATGTCGGGTGATGTTGAAGATGTTGAAGAGTTAGAAAAGAAAGGTGGGCCGGTTTTTATGTCATTAATAATGAACCCATCTAGATCAATGAGGCGATTAGGGCAATTTTATGAGGCAGTTTCATCTGAAGAAGCGCCAACAGCACAGGTAATGAAAGGAATAGCAGGTAAAGTTATGAATGAACCAGAAACACTTCCGTACGATCAATTTATGGATCAAGTATCTAGATCGTATGATAAAACAATTGATGAGTCGCTTGAAACACAGTGCTTAAGAATATTTTTAAGAGAAGACATTGGCACGTTTGGGTCTAGTACAGATAGCAAAATAGACGTCGATGACGAGGATGATACTGATAACAGCGACATAGATGAGGTTTGGACAACTGGGCCGGTTACAAGTGCTGATGATGACGATGACAGCGAAATAGACGAGCAGGCAATGGCTGGGGGTGTACCTGGTGTTGCAGTTCCAATGGGTCAAAAATCAACAGGTGGCTATGAGACAGAAGGTGAGCGAAGAAAAAGATGGAAAAAAGCTGACATATATCGAGTTGCTGAAAATCAAAATTGGGCGCATAAGACGGCTGGTAAAATAAAGTTTAAGTAGATTTTGTATATTTTTTTATTTTGATGTATTATGATGATGCAATACACGCTATATATTGCAATTTAAACATTAAATGGAGAAAACAAAATGGCAATTGATTTTGAAGCAATCAAGCGAAAGCTTGAGCGTCTAAGTGGATCTACGCGGAATCGTAGTTCCATGTGGAAGCCGACTGAAGGTGAAGAACATACTGTTCGTCTTCTTTCGTTTCCTGACAATGACGGGCAGCCTTTTAAGGAGCTGCAATTTTATTACAATATTCCAGGCCAAAGAGGCCTTCTTGCACCATCACAGTTCGGCCAAAGAGATCCGATCCAGGAGCTAATCAATAAGCTTCGCGATGAAGGGACTAAGGAGTCATATGAGATGGCAAAGAAGCTGTATCCAAAGATGCGAATTTATGCTGCTTGCATCGTTCGAGGAGAAGAGGATAAAGGGCCGCAAATTTGGGGTTTTGGAAAGACAGTTTATCAGAAGCTTTTGAGCCTTATGCTAGACGAAGACTACGGAGATATCACTGACCCCCTATCAGGTAGGGATGTCAAGGTTTACTGTAGTAAGAATCCAGGCCAACAGTGGGCGATGACAGAAGTTACACCCCGAGGACGGTCAACAGCATTGAATGACAATGCAGATACTGCGAAGGAGTGGCTTGGTAACATTCCAAACGTAGACGATCTTTTCACTTGCAAGTCATACGATGAGCTAAGTGCCATTGTCAATAACTGGCTTAATGGTGAAGAGGCAGCTGAAGGTACAGAGTGGAGCACAAACACAACTGCTCAAACTACGACTACTGAGTCTGAGACAACCACGACAACTAGCTCTGGCAAGTCAGAAAAGTACGGTAGTCTTGATGATGCTTTTGCTGATTTGATGGAATAGAAATCTTTCATCACGCTTTAAAATCCCGGTTCTGCCGGGATTTTTTTTATTTGAAAATTGATGATTTCTGCAATATAATGCACTAGGAGGTTATAAATGTCAGATGATTTTACAAGGGACCTTATTAAGTCACTTAACAAAGATCAGGGTACACGTGTTGCATATAATTTAGCAGTTGATGAAAGCCCTACACACGTAAGAGGGTGGATAAGCACAGGCAGCAAGTTGCTTGACTATATCTGTTCTAACAGATCAAACGGAGGTCTACCTGAAGGTAGGATAGTAGAGATATTTGGCCCGCCATCTATCGGTAAGTCACATATTGCAACACAAATAGCTAGAAGCACCCAGAATATGGGAGGAATTGTTGTATACATTGATACAGAAAATGCGACATCAGTTGAGAACTTAGGCATGCTGGGTGTAGATGTATCAAAAAGATTTGTATATGTTGATACACATTGCACAGAAGAAGTCTTAGATATCGCTGAGAAAACAATTTTAAAAGCCAAGGCACTGGATAAGGATGTACCGATCACTATTATTTGGGATTCTGTTGCTGCATCTTCTCCAAAAGCAGAGCTCTTGGGTGACTATGACAAGGAATCAATAGGTCTGCAAGCAAGAGCAATTTCTAAAGGCATGAGAAAAATAACAGGTGTGATTGGTCAAACAAACTCACTGTTTGTGATTCTCAATCAGATTAGAACTAAGATTGGAGTCATGTATGGTGACCCTACTACTACACCGGGCGGCAAAGCAATTCCTTTTCATTCTTCTATTCGTATTAAGCTTGGAGCCGGCCAGCAGATCAAAGAAGGAGATGATGTTATAGGAATCCAAGTTTCTGCAAAAACTGTTAAAAACAAAGTGGCACCGCCATTTAGGACAGCAAACTTTCAAATTCACTTCGGCAAAGGTATCGTTGAGCATGAAGAAGTATTTGATATGCTTAGGAAATACGGCGAAGCTGTTGTAAATGATCACTTGGTAAAAGTATCGGGGTCTAGTCAGTGGAAAAAGCTTGAAGTTACAAACACAGAAACAGGAGAAGTCATTATTGAAAAGAAGTTCAGAAAGAATAATTTTAATATAATAATGACAGATCCAGAGTATCAAGAGTATATTGACGGTCTTATTGACCACGCGCTAGTTAAGAAAATGGAAAGCCCAGACTCTGTTGATATTGATCATGAGTCTTACGAGGAGATCAAGTCGTTGTCTGAAGAGCTTTTGTTAGATGACTAAAGATAGGGTAATTATTATTGACGGCATTAATCTTTTTATGCGTCACTATATTGCTCATCCTGCAATGTCTGAAAATGGTGATCAGGTGGGTGGTGTAGTTGGGTTTTTTAACAACCTATCTAATTTAGTTAAAAGATGTCGCCCTGAAAAGGTATTTGTTATTTGGGAAGGCGGAGGATCAAAGAGGAAACGTGATCTCTATTCAGACTACAAGAAGGGAAGCCGACCACAAAAATTAAATAGATATTATGATGACATACCTGACACGTATGAAAATAGAAATTATCAAATAAAAACACTGATATCTTTACTAACACTTATACCAGTCGTGCAAATATACGTTGAAGATGTTGAAGCTGATGACACAATTGGGTATCTTTGCAAATATAAATTAAAAGAGAAAAATAAGATTATTGTCTCGTCAGATCATGATTTTTATCAGCTAATAGACGAGAGGACAATAATTTGGTCTCCTACTTTAAAGTCATTTGTCCGCGAACAAAAAGTTATTGATAGATTTAATGTGCACCCAAATAATTTTTGCTTGGCAAAATGTATTGTAGGTGACAGGTCAGACAACATCCCGGGTGTGAAAGGCGTAGGTTTTAAAAGTCTATCAAAGTGTTTTGATAAATTTTTATTAGAATCGTTTTATACAATAGATGAGCTAATAAAAGATGCGAAGTTGCTGTCTGAAAAAAGCAAGAGAAAGATATTCAACAATGTTGTGAGTTCTGACAGCCTTATTAAAAGAAACTGGCGGCTTGTCCTTTTGGATACAAACAATTTATCTCATTTTCAAATTAAAAAAATAGATCAGGATCTTGAAAATCAAGATCTTACATGGAAGAATATAGAAGCGTACAAACTTATTAATCAGCATGGAATAAGAGGAATCGATCTCTTAACATGCAATCAAATATTTTTACAGCTTAAAAAGGCAGTGTGATGTCAGAAAATAGTGTTAATCACTTTTCTAAGTACGGAAGAGGATTCCAAGAAAAAATATTCCAGGGTCTTTTGATTGATCATTCGTGGTCTGCTCAAATGATTGAAGTTATGACACACGAGTACTTTGATTTAAAATATCTTCAGTATCTGTGCGATAGATTTTTTGGGTTTTATCTAAAATATAAAAATTTCCCAACGTTAAATCTTCTAGTATCAATTATTAGAGATGAGTTAACAGAAGGTAATGATGTTATTCTAAGAGAGCAAGTTGTTGAATTCTTGTCACGTGTTAAGTCATCTCCAAACATTGGGGATATAAACTATGTAAAAGAAAAAACGCTAGACTTCTGTAAAAAGCAAGCGCTTCAACAAGCATTAGAGGACAGTGTTAAGGCAATTACTTCTGAGAACTATGATGCTGTACTTAGCATTATGAAAGATGCAGTTTTTAAGGGGTCACCTTCTTCCATAGGTCATGACTTTTTTAATGATCATGAAGCAAGATTTGCAAAGATAAGCAGGGTTACTTGCCCCACAGGAATATCACAACTTGATAAACGGGATGTTTTAAACGGTGGCTTAGGGCGGGGAGAAATTGGTGTAGTTACTGCAAACACCGGTGTCGGAAAATCTCATTATCTTGTTAGCATGGGTGCAGAAGCGCTAAGAAGGGGAAAGAACGTTGTTCATTATACGTTTGAGCTTACTGAGCACGCTGTTGGCATCAGATACGATAGCAATCTATGCGACATATCATCATCTGAGATTATTGAACAAAAAGAAAAAGTTTTAAGTCATTATGAAGAAAATGACTACGGAAGACTAATAATTAAACAGTACGCAACGGGATCAGCAAGCATAGTGACAATTAGAAATCATCTTGAGAAGCTATCAATGAAAGATTTTCTTCCTAGCTTGATTGTAATTGACTATGCAGATATTATGAGATCAACAAGAAGTTATGATTCTCTAAGGCATGAATTAAAATTAATTTATGAAGAACTTAGAAATTTGGCTATGGAGATGAATATTCCAATTTGGACTGCAAGTCAGGCTAATAGAGACTCTGCAAAATCTGATATTGTGGGATTAGAAAATATGTCAGAGGCTTATGGGAAAGCTATGGTAGCTGATGTTGTTGTTTCATTATCAAGAAAACCCATGGAAAAATCAACCGGTGCAGGTCGCTTATTTATAGCAAAAAATCGTGCAGGAAAGGATGGGATTTTGTTTCCGATAAGAATTGACTGTTCAAAATCAAAAATAAGTGTTATTGATGATCCAGGAGAACTAAGTGTGGTAGATTTAGTAACTAGTCATAATACAAACACCAAAGACATGTTAAAATCTAAATGGAAAGAGATAACAGAAAGCAAATAGCGAGGAGACAGAATGTACAAATATGAGGAAGCATTTGAAAAAAGCTTAGCTTATTTTGATGGTGACGAACTAGCTTCTAGTGTTTTTCTCGGTAAGTACGCGTTAAAAAATGATGATGGGTTATTTCTTGAAGCAACACCTGATGACATGCATAAAAGGATCGCTAAAGAATTTGCAAGAATTGAAAGTGAGTACGATAATCCACTTTCAGAATCTGAGATTTATTCTCTTTTAAAAGATTTCAAGTACATTGTTCCGCAAGGCTCGCCAATGAGCGGGATTGGAAACAATATTAAAATACAGTCGCTGTCTAACTGTTTTGTCATTGAGTCACCATACGATAGCTATGGCGGGATACTAAAAACAGATCAAGAACAAGTTCAAATTATGAAGCGTCGTGGAGGGGTAGGATTTGATATATCAACAATTCGACCCCAGGGACTGAAAACCTCTAACGCTGCAAACACAACAGACGGAATTGAAGTGTTTATGGATAGGTTTTCTAACTCTTGTCGCGAGGTCGCCCAAGGCGGCCGCCGCGGTGCCTTGATGCTGACTATTTCAGTTCATCATCCGCAGATTAGAGAATTTGTAAAGATTAAGCAGGACTTAACAAGAGTCACTGGCGCAAATATTTCTATAAGGATTTCTGATGAGTTTATGAATGCTGTTAAAAGCGGTAGTGAGGTTCAGCTTCGCTGGCCCGTTGACAGCGATGATCCTGACATTGTAGAGCAGGCAGATGCAAGAAAATTGTGGGATAGTATAATTGAGTCTGCACACTTATCAGCTGAGCCGGGTATTTTGTTCTGGGATACTGCAAAAAGCATGACGCCGTCAGACATATACACAGACAAGGGGTTTGGATCAACGTCAACCAACCCATGCGGAGAAATTATACTGTCTCCCTATGATAGCTGCAGACTAATGCTTGTTAATTTGACATCTTTTGTTACAGAAAGGTGGACCTCTCGCGCTGAGTTTGATAGTGAAAAGTTTTCTGATGTTGTTCAAAAAGCGCAAAGATTGATGGATGACATGATTAATCTTGAAATTAAACAAATTGATAAGATTATTGACAAGATTCATTGTGATCCTGAACCTGAGAGCGTAAAGAAAATAGAAATTGATCTTTGGGAAAACATAAGATCTGCTGCAGTTAAGGGAAGACGAACAGGCCTCGGCATTACTGGGCTTGGAGATATGTTAGCTATGTTGGGTTTAACTTATGGTTCAAAAAAATCAATCAAGATGACTGAGAAAGTTTATAAGCTTTTGTCAGTCAACTCATATGAGTCATCAATTCAGCTAGCAAAAGAGCGAGGAGCCTTCCCTGTTTTCAATCTTGAAAAAGAACTTGATCATAAATTCATTTCACGCATAGTCAAAGAAATGTTGCCAAACAAAATTAAAGATTACAAGAAATACGGCAGAAGAAATATTGCTAACACAACAACAGCACCTGCAGGATCAGTTTCAGTATTAACACAGACAACATCAGGAATTGAGCCGGCGTTTATGCTTCACTATAAGCGTAGAAAAAAGATAAATTTAAATGATGAAACAGCAACAGTTGATTTTATTGACGATAGCGGAGATAAGTGGACAGAGTTTAATGTGTATCATCATGGGTTTAAGAAGTGGCTTGATGCAGTAACGATTTCAGGCGTAGAGTGGGACGACAATGACTTACCTACTGCTATTTCAAATAGCCCATATGCTGGAGCAACTGCTAATGAGATTGATTGGGTCGCAAAAGTTAAAATGCAATCAGCAGCACAAAAGTGGGTTTGTCATGCAATATCAAACACAACGAACTTGCCTGCTGACGTTGATGTTGAGACTGTAAAACAAGTATACATGAAAGGTTGGGAGCTTGGGTGCAAGGGTGTCACAGTTTACAGAGAGGGCGCAAGAACAGGCGTCCTTGTTGACGCTTCTTCTGTCTTAAAAGATAGAGACGAAATGATGTTCGAAGATAACTCTGCACCAAAACGACCTGAGGTTCTTGATTGTGAAATTCACCAAGCGAATATTAAGGGCGATGCATGGACAATTCTTATCGGGCTAATGAATGGTAGGCCATACGAAGTAATTGGTGGAAGATCTGAATACGTTGAGATACCAAGAAAATATAAGTACGGTAAGATTAGGCGTCGAGCAAGGAAATCAGTTGATTCGAAATATGATTTAATTGTTGGAAAAAATGGTGATGAATTTATTATAAAAGATATTATTACAGTATTTGATAACCCTAATCACTCTTCTTTTACGAGAACTATTTCTTTGGCGCTGAGACATGGTGCACCCATTCAATATGCTGTTGAACAGCTACAGAAAGATAAGGATGCAGATCTATTTAGCTTTTCAAAAGTGATTGCAAGATGCTTGAAAAAGCATATCAAAGATGGTACAGTTGGGGGAGACAAGGACTGTATTGAGTGCAATGCACAAAATAGCTTAGTGTACCAAGAAGGATGCATTACTTGTAAGTCTTGTGGATATTCTAAATGTGGATAATGGAGAAAAATAATGTTGTGGAAATTTGAAGTATCAAATAGAATTAAAGAAGTTGAGTTGCACAACTCACCTGTGATTGTAACAGTTAATAAATTTGACGAGGAGTCAGTTCAAGACTTTAGAAACAAAGTGTCTTTGGCACATAATACCGGCCAAAAAGTTATTCCAATTGTAATTGATTCATACGGTGGGCAGGTCTATAGTCTAATGGCAATGATAGCAACAATTAAGCAATCTGAGCTTCCAATAGCAACAATCGTTGAAGGCAAAGCTATGTCATGCGGTGCACTGTTATTTTCTTTTGGCGCCCAAGGAATGAGATTTATGGATCCTGACGCGACAGTAATGATTCATGATGTGTCTTCTGGGCAATTTGGCAAAGTTGAAGAAATCAGATCAAATGCAGATGAAACTGTCAGGTTGAATGAGAAAGTGTACAAGATGATGGCAGAAAATATTGGCAAGCCCGAAGATTTCTTTATTAAAAAAATACATGAGAAAGGACATGCAGATTGGTTTCTTGATGCAGAAGAATGCAAGGAAATTAATTTAGCTAATCACACGAGAATTCCACGATTTAATGTTGAGATAAATGTGGACATCAATTTTGTATGAGCCTTACTAACAAATTATTTGACTTTGTTTGTAAAGATCTTTCATAAAATTTTTTTGATAGTGTGTAAAATTGAAAGTTAACATTTTCTTTAGCAAGAACATAATCAAGCATTAGTTCTATGCATTTATCTTGTATTCTGCTACCCTTTGACCTTCTTTTTTCATGATCAGGCCTTTTCCAATAATTACTTTCCCAAAAGTCTAGCCCTCCAATTATGACAGTCTTGTTCATTGTAGAAGCGTATACAATAGCTTTTAGACCACAATCTCCCGTGCTCCAGATTTTTGATATGATTCCAGCAAGGTTTGGGCATAATGTAAGGACAGTATTTTGAGCAACAACAGCATCAATAAACCCAATGTCTGCGTACTCTTTTTTTCCAAAATACTGATTTCTGTGTCTATCATTAACAAAAGTGGTTAATTTTTCACGATATTTTAAGAAATAATTCGGCGCGATGCCCTCCCAATTATTGACTTCAAATATTTCTGTAGCAAAATAAAGCAAATATGAACCACCTTTTTCAAAGTATTCTGCGCTTTGCCCTCTACAAACAACAACAGCAGTCAGATCTTTTGGGGGGAGATCGTAATTATGTTTTAAACAAAGATCTTGCCAAGTATTAGTCATAGATAGTCTTTGTCTATATATATAGTATGAGGCTTGTTATGAGTGACAATGATTCAAAATTAGATTTAGAAAAAGTAACATTAGAAAAATTTGCTGCAATGGAAAGTGACTTAAAAATTCGTTGCATTGAGCTTGATGAAAGTCTTAAAAATCTTGAAGAAGAAAGACAAAAACATGAAGCAGAAGTAAAAAAATTTGATAAAAAAAATAAAATCATAAGTGATTCAGATGCGTTTAATAAAATGGTTGGACTAGTTGATGAAATATATACGATGTATGTTGCACACTATGGAGACGCATCAGGCTTATATGATTCTATAAAGCTGCTTTTAGATTCTAGGGCAAGATATTCTAATCAGTCAGTTAAAAGATAATTTTAATTGTTGCTCTATGATATTTATATTGACATAGATAAGGAGCAACAATGGATAAGATATTTTACAACCAAGCATCGTCTGAAAAGCTTGGCTGGCTTCCTGAGTGGTTTGGAGAAAAGCACTTTGATGAAGACTTAATTGATGCAATTAAAATATGGCAAAAAGCCAGTGGGCTTAAAGCTGACGGTATGTGTGGACCAACGACATACAGGCGCATATTTACTGAACGCGAGAGTAAAATAAGCGAATATAAGAATTTTTGTCCAAAAGACAAGGATGATGCATTTATTGTGTATCAAGGAAACTTTGTAAAAATTAACTGGCCAAAAGTCGTCTTATGGTCTGAAGAAGGTGGGTATAAATCATCAGGTGGTTACACACCGTACTTTGAAAAAAGAGACATAAAAA